TCTGCCCATTCTCCGATGTCATCGGGCTTGGGTTCGTTCTGCCAAATTGCCCGGCCGCGCTTGCGTCCTTCTGCGGAGGTCGCCGATGCGCATGTCCGAATTCGTTCTGCCAATTCGAGCATCCCTCGGCCCGCTCGGGTTCGTTCTGCCAAGCGCGGCCAGAGCAGCCGGCTTGGGTTCGTTCAGCCAACGCGGTGCCGTGCTCGGGTTCGCTCTGCCGGATGGGCCTCCGTTGATCAGCATCGCCAGTTGCGCAAATGACCCGCCCATTGACCGCGCCGACCCCTCCTCCTACACACGCGCCACGCGCGCTGGCGCACGCCGAGGTGGGGAGCGTGCGGTGGTTTTGCAAGAGCCCGTAGCTCAGCCGGTAGAGCACGTGACTTTTAATCACGGGGTCCTGGGTTCGAGTCCCAGCGGGCTCACCAAAATAAGAAGAAAAAACAAGAAAAACCAGGCAGTTAGCAATCGGCGCCAAACCCTGAGCTCCTCCCCTCTCATCCGTGTCCGCATAGTGTCCGTGGACACAGGGAAGCCCGCTGGTGCAGCATTTCAGATGCCGAGTGTCCTGACACCCGCAAGCTCATTGGCGCGCTGTAGGGCGCCTTCCTGGCACCATCGGCCAGGTTTTTTATCGATATCGATGCCCTGCGAGGCGAGCGTGGGTTTGTCGTCAACCCGCGCTCCCTTTTGATGCGGCTCCCGCGCGTGCCGATGCTCAGCCCGACGGTTTGCTTCTGCTGCTCGATGATCTGGCCGAGGCGCCGGCCCACCTACGGTGCGGGTTGCTGTGCTACCATTGGGTCGTAGGAACTCCCAGCCTAGGAGCGAACATCATGGACGCGACCACCCTGCGGCAAGCAATCGCGATCGTCATCGTGGTCGTACTGATCGCAGCCGGCATCTGGTACGTGGCCGCTGTAGTGCGGCCACAGTAGTCGCCGCTCGATCGCCGCCCCTTGCCTTCCGCCTGCAGAAACAGCAGGAGCAGGAGCTGCCGGTTCGTCTGGCGATTTCAGCTGGCCTGCAGCTGCAGGAGCCCTTGTCGCAGCTGCCCCACCTTGCTCTCGAGGTCGCGATACCTAGCTTCATCGCGGTCGATCTTGTGGTCGAGGTCACGCGATCTCGCCTGTTGCTCGATAATCCGGTCCGTCAGCTCCTTTGATTGCGCCACCAGGCTGTCCCGCTGCGCCAGCAGCTCTTCCGCCTCCTCGTACTTCGATTTCAGCGCAGCTTCGATCTCGGAATATAGCCGCCTGTAAATGTCGGACTGCTGATCCTTCAACGCGCTTAGGTCTGCGCGTACCAGCCTTAGCTTCGTTCGTGCCTCGGCGCGGGCCTTCCGCAGGCTGCCAATCTCCTCCAGCTTCGTGGCGACCTTGATCAATGAACCGAACTGCTGCGAAAACTGCTTCGCTTGCTGCACAATTTCCTCCTCGTCGGTCATTTGCTCGATTTCCTCATCGTGCTGCTCGTCGGTCATGGCGGGGTTCCTCCAACAAACGGGTCGTGTTCGACTGGCACAAGCATGACGCTCGATGGCCAAGCGGGCGCGGGCTCCTCGGCCGGTGCCGCAGTCACCGATCGGACCAAGGCTCCTGGCGAAACCGGAATGCCGCGCCCTCCGAGATGATCGGACAGGCCGCGGCTCGCAACAGCGAGCCCCGCTAAGTTGCGGCTTACGGGCGCGATCTCGAATTGTTGCGCGGCATCGGTCCAGGCTGCGAGCGCAGGCTCGATGCTTGGCTCGCGCTGCATCAGCGCATCGAGCTTCGCGACCTGACGCTGGGTGAGAATGCCGCCGAGCTTCTTGGCCGCATAACCGAGCACCGGAGCAGCAGCACCGGCCGGTCCTAGAGCATAGGCACCAGCACCGGCGGCGACCGTGGTGCCAACGCCGCCACCACCACCGAGCAGGTTGCCCAGATAGCGCGACACGTTCCCGGCAAAGGTGCCACGCGCGATCGATGCCATCTGGCTGAGTTCTTCCGGCGAGAACCCGCGACGCAGTTTCGGGTTCTGAAGGATGCTCTTGAACGCCTGGCGGGTCGTATTGTCGAGGTTTTGTCCAGAGCCGGACGTGGATGCAGCGAGCTCGGCGCGCGTCATCGCATCGTGAATGACCTCCGCACGCTTGGCGCTGGCGTAGATTGAGCGCGCGTCATTGGCCTCGGGAATGGCAGACAACAGATGATTGTCCAACGTGTCCATGACCGTGCCAGCGGCGTCGGCCTCTTCGGGCGTGCGCGTGAGCTTGCCCAGTGTCTTGCGCACAGCGATCGCATCACCGGCATTGGTCGGCTCGGTCGAGCTCAGCTCATCGAGCGCGCGAAACGTCTTTGGAGCGGTGAAATCTCGGTGCCCCTCTCGCTGGAGCGCAGCAAGCGCATCGCTCTTGAACTTGGCAATCTGCTCCGGCGTCCATTGCACCGACGAAGCGCGCGCGGCCTCATACAGATCATCGGCTGCGCTGAAGAGCCCCTCCAGTCGCTCGGCGCGATTGATCTTGGAGCCTATGTTGAAAACGTCTTTGACCTTGGAGGCTACGGTGGAAACAGCTTTGGAAATCGGCAGCGCCGGCAGCGCGAGTGAGGCAGCAAACTCGCTATACTCGCGCGGTAGGCCAAAGTTCTCCAGTGGCCGACCAACGATGGTCCGCAGTCCCGCATTGATCGGGCTCGTTAGATAACCAACCCCTCCAAGCGCCGTCTTACCGGCACCGACCGCAACGTCACCAAGCCCGCCACGGGCCGCCTGGTCGATGCCTTCCTGCATCAGCACGCGGCTCTCGCGGCTCATCTGCGCGTAGGTTTCGGGATAGCTGGTGAACGGCGTCAGTGCCCCCTCGACCAACGTCTGCGCCTTTTCGAGGGGAGAGGGAAATGCAGGCGCTGCGGCGCGCCCCGTACCAGGTCCGGCATCGGTCCATCCGGCAAACGGATCAGCGCCCGCAGGAGCGGCGGGAGCGCTTCCCACATCGGTCCAACCAGCAAAAGGATCAGGCTCGGCCATCGCTACCTCGTTGGCATGTGCGTCAGAATGCGGCCGTCAGGCGTGAGGAACGGCTCGCCTTCGTGCCAGCCCATAGCGCGCAGATCATCAGGCGTTCGTGCAACCGGCGGCGCCACCCGACGCGGATCACGGAGCTCGGCCTCCGAGAACATCGGATGATCGATCTGCCATTGCCGCGCCCAGGTTTCGAAGTTCCGATCTAGCGGACCATATTTGTTGGCCGCGTTGGCGAGAAACACCGCGCGATCGATGCCGCGTTTGTAAACCTCGATCAGGTAGCGATTGCCCGCCGGCGTGTAATCCGGCGAGGGGCTCGCCTTCTGCATGTTCTCCATCTGCGAGGCAAAGATCCGCACGGAGTTGCCGCCCATTTCGATGGCCTCGCCCCGCAACGTGTTGCTTTGCTGATTGATGAAGGCGGCCATCTGCTTGCCAAACGCCTCCAGTTTCATCGCGCCGCTTGGGTCGCCGCCGATCCGCGCCAGCATTTGCTTCGCGGCGAGTATCTTGTCGGACCCCCAACCGGTGGCAGCGCCAGCATCGATCAGGGATCGTGCGGCGTGCAGCGTGGGCAGCATGGCCACGCCAGTGTTCGCCATCGCTTGCATGCCGGTGTTCAATTTGCCAAACGTCTTGATGTCCTCCGCCTGCTGCGCCTTGACGCGCTCGAACTGCAGCGGCGTCATTCCGAGTGCAGCACTCTCCTTCATTGGTCCTGTTGGTTCTGCCGCCCTGCTGGCCGCTTCGAGCATGATGCGAGCACGCTGCTCGTATGCGCTGGCCTGATCGAGCGCGGCCTTACTCGCCGCCGGATTGCGAATGGCCTCGGCCGCCGCGATCTCGCGCGCGCGAGCTGCACCACTCAGCAATCGCTGGATCAAGGGATCGCGTTGCGCTCGCTGGATAGCCTCCACCGGCCCAGGCGGCCCGCTGATCGGTGTTTCACTTCGTCCAGTAGCCAACGGGACAGCCGTGCCCGGTGCAGCAGTGACTGGCGCCGGCGCACCAGATGCGCCAGCTGGTCCTCGGAGCGGCGTAAGGCCACGTTCTACTGCGCTGGTCGGGCCGGACGGCGCCTCGAACTCGCTGCGGCCGCCGGGTGTAGTGATTGGGCTCTCGCCTACCTCTGCCGTTCCGGATGGCACCGGCGGATTACGCGGCATCACCTCGATAACGCCGGGTCGGATGAACCTAACCCCTCGCCCAGATATATCTGGTGCCGGCGGCGGTACCGCCCCGCCAATGGCACGATTGAGCAGCGTCCTCGCCATGTTCACCGCTGCCGGTGGCAGCTCGGCGGCGGGATCGACACCCATGATCCGAGCCACGCGATTGATGGCCGGACTGACATCGCGGCCGCCCGCGAGCTCGGTCCCCATGATCGTGAGCGAGGTTCCTTCAGTTCCTTCCCGCGGATACGCCATGCCTGCTCGGGGAGAAATGTTCGCCGGACCGGCGCCGGCGGGGTTGGGCGGCGCGGACGGCGCGGTGGGCGTGGCTGCGGGCGCGGTGGGCGCAACGCCTGGAAGCACCGGGGGCGCAGTGGGTGCTGCAGGCGGTGCGGCGGGCGCCGTAGGTGCGCTGCGAACGCCGCCGTTAACTTGCCGATCCAGATCCGCCAGCGTCTGCGCGGTCGCGCCGCCGGTTTGTTGAAGCAGCATGAATGGCAACAAATCCTTCATCATCGCCACGCCGCCGCGCTGCGCCATTTGTTTCTTCAGCGTTTCAGGATCGGTTGACGCGGGCTCTCGCAGGCGCTGCCTGTATTGCTCTTCCTGCCCTTGGTAGTAGGCCGTCGGGATGTTGCTCAGGCCCTGATACAAAAGCTGCGAGATGTTGGGCGCGGTATACGACGCCCCACTCGGTCCTTGAACAATCGTGTAATCAGGCATCAGTACCGACCTCCGGCTGGGGCGTAGGACTGCGTCAACCAATTATCCCAGCTGCCGCCTGGAGGTGCCGCTGCCGCCGTCGGTGCAATGTTAACCGGCGCACCAGGCTGCACGCCGTAGGCGGGCTGGCCATACATGTACTGATCCAGGCTCTCTGCGGCTGCTGGCCCCAACCAAAGAATTGTTTGAGCTGATCGCTGATCTTAGTCCAGTCGATCGGCTTGTTTTGTTGTTGCTGGTCCTGGCCCTGTCGTTTTTTGTCGGGGTCTTCCCACCAAGCCTTGATCGGTTGCGCTGACCCATAATTGGGTGCCTGCACCGTCAGGTAATCGGAAATCCCAGGCATCATCGTATTCCTTAAAGCGTTAAGAATGACGGCGCTCGCATCTCATCGAGCTCCCGCGCGACATATTGCTTGTCCTGAAACTCGGTCTTTGCCCGCACCGGCTTAACACCGGGCGCCCAACGATCCATCAATTGTCCGACCAAGCCCAAACTGTCCACGATGTCGTCATGCTGGCCATCAGGAAATGAACGAAGCTCGGCCTTCAAATCAGACAGCCAGGGCGCATCAGCTCGAACAAACAAACCGTTCAATTCCATCCGGCCTCTGATCGATTGACTGCGGACGGCCTTGTCATGACGCGCCACGAACAGCTCTTGCGTGCAGTAGGCCTGCCGCTGCCGCATGCGCGTTTCCAAATAAGGACCGATACCGGCGACGATATGCACGCGCTCATGCGCCCACCAGGCGGGCTTCCAGCGCTTGATCATGTCGCACTGCGCCTCAACCCACTCCTTGGGCGCGGCCTGCTTGCGCCACATGTCAAGCAGATGCATACGGTTCTCAGTATCGATCCCGATCACGACGTGCACGGTGAAATCGCCACCGCCGGATGTCATGGCGAGATCAGACGCGCCGTATGTCCTTACGAACGGCGGCGGCGCGCCGTGCGGCCAGATGATCGGCTTGATCCAGTCTTCCTTGAAGAACCCACCTTCCTCGATGACGGGCGATTGTTGGTAGAGGCTGCTCCAGTCTTTTGCGCTGATGTTCTGTTTGATGCGGGCGAGCGTGGCGGCGTCGTAGCGTTCCGGCCACGCCGCAATGCCGTCATCCAATAACGCCTTGACTTCGACTACGTCCCATTTGTCACCACCAGCAGCTTGCTGCTCGAGCAACATGCCGGACAGGTCCTGCGTGTGGGTGCGGTGGTTGATCAGAACGATCTTGCCGTTCCTCTCCAAGCGATTGTAAACAGTACCGCCCCACCACGACCAAACTTCTTTGCGGACCCTCTCGCTGCGCGCGTCGGCCATTGAGCCGAACGGATCATCGATCAGGAGAACGTCCGCCCCACGCCCGTACAAAGCACCGCCCACACCGATTGCAAAATAGCTCCCGCCCGCTTGAGTACGCCACCGCCCGCGCGCTTGACTGTCTTCAGCCAGCCGAGTTTCAAATACGTCTGCATATTCCGCTCCATTTATTAGATTGCGCACATCGCGCCCATGATCCTCGGCCAATGTCGCGGACGCACTGGCGCTGATGAATTGCCGCTCGGGATGACGGCCCAGATACCAGGCCGGAAAACGTCTTGACGCGAGCTCGCTCTTGCCGTGCCTTGGCGGCACAAGCAGCATCAAGCGATCAATTTCGCCGCGTTCCACACGCTCGAGCTGCGCCGCGATCTGCCGATGCAGAGCCGCAGTCTGATACCGAGGGAAGGTGAACTCGGTGAAGCTAATTAAGCTGGCCGTTGCCTGGCGGCGTGTCGCTTCCTTCTCCGCCGCTGATGCCAGCGCGAGCAGCGAGTTGCCGTCGAACTTCGACAAGCAGGTTGTCAACGTCGTCATTGCTTAGTCCCGCAAACATGCTCTCGTTCCTGACGTGCAGCTCGCGCGGGATGATGCGGACGATGATGCGCAAATACTGCACCGGGTATTTTTCTCGTGCCTGTGCAATGGCGACTGCACCATGCGCCAGAAAATCCTCATGCAACGCGGTGAGAAACTTCTCAGTCAACTTGCTGCGTGAGCCAATGGCACGTCCAGCAGGATTGCCGCTCTGCCCCGGTTGCCATGCCCCGCCCAGTGTTTTCGGATTACTCACCTCATCACCTCATCAAACAATTCAGCATCGTTGCTGAGATCGGGATATCTGTTCTCCCGCGCGTGAACAGCACTTCCGAAGCGGTGCTTCGGAAGTGCGGCATCGGGGGCTCGCGCTGCACCCCGCACCGCACTCCAAAACACAGCGTCCTCGTCACGCGAGGAGTGCAGGGCGTCGAGCATCTCGTCGGTCACATCGGCGGGCTCGAGCGGCATCGCGGATGTGTAGCCAATGCTGTGCTCGGGTAAGGCCACCTCAATCCTCCCACGTCGAATTAAAGATATCGGCTTCCGTGTCGCGATCTCCATAACCGGACGTCCATCCCTGGTCCCGGGCCGGACCGGACCGAACAAACGCAGGCGCCATGTTGCGCGGTCGCGGAACGAACGGCGGCACATTGCCCGTGCTGAGTGAACGCACGATGTCGTTGCCGTGCAGTTGCATCACCGCCTGGCCAGGATCGGCTGAAGCAACGACCGATTGCACGAGTTGCCTCGCCAGCGGATGACGCGGGTCCATAGAGGTGAGGTCGGAAAAGGCATCTACAAAATCCTGACCGTACTGCGAATGCGCATGCTGCAAGCTCGCACCAACGCGGCCGTTCTCCAACGCACTCGTATGCTGCAGGGCGCTCTGCACATCACCAACAAATTGATCAAACTTCGCGTCGCCACCCGCATGGATCATGCCGTAACGCTGCTCAAGATTGGCGCGGACCGCATTGCGCTGCGCCGCACGCGCCTCATCGGTCAGCGGCTTGGCCAGATACCCCTGGATAAACTGCTCCTGCTCAGCAATCTGCTGACGCAACAGATCGTTGGTGGCCGCGAGTGTTTGCTCGTTCTCCATCTCCAGCGGCCGATCGTAACCCGTCTGCGTGTCGCCATGCAGCGTGCGGTTCCACGCCTCCTCGTCGGGTAGGTCACCGCCGTCCCAGCCCTCGGTCTGGCTCAAATCATCAATAAGCTGGCTGTCCTGATCGCTCGGCTCCTCATCACCGAACGCCTCGGCCAGGATCTCCTTTTCCGTGTCAGCTACCGCCGCACGAATGTCGCTATCAAATACGGTCTCATCCATTGGCATGTCCTCACTGGCGCCTGCGGCCGCACAATTGATTAAGCTCGGCCCACGTCGTTATTTGTTTGGTCGCATCCGCGACGGTCCAACCCTCGTGCTTCAAGAACTGCGGCAGCGTTGATTGCCACGTCGCCAGAGCACGCAACAAAGCATACAATTTCGCGTTGTCCTCTTCGGGTTCTGCGTCAGTCAACATCGCTGTCGTCCCGCTTACGCGGCCGCGCGACCCGCCGGACCTTCTGCGTGACCAAGCGAATGGTTCGGCCGCTCACGCTCGGGTCGTTTTCATCAAACGTGTAGACAAACGAAATGATCTTGAAACCAGGCCGCGCCGTCGCAATTCGCTCAAGCCGGCCATCCGGTAGCCGGCGGTCCTGATATCGAAGGTTCGACGGCTTGCGCCGGCGCCACGGCTTCTCCAGCTCCTCAACCTTCGGCGGAACAGGCGGCCCTTGCACCGGGGGCGGCTGATACGGGCCGAGCTGGAATTGCTCGTACCCAGGGAGCTCACCAGGCGGCTTGGAGGCTTCACGCTTGGGCGCTGGTGCGGGACCGTGCGCGAGCGGCGGGCTGTTCACACCCGTGAACGCGGTCGCGCCCAGGAGGCGGGAGCGGGGCCCCCCCATTGAGGCTCCCTTAAGCTCGGGGCTGCGGACCTCGGGGTGGGGTGTCGATGAACCGTCCGCGTTCGGCGCCGATGTCTTCATCAGCATGGCTCAGCCTCCTTGCCGCTTGGGCGGATCGCCATACCATCGGCTGTCCCAATATTCGGTGGCCGAGCTCGCGCGTGCGCGGGCAGCGCTGGCGAGCTCCGAGCGATCGGGCCGGCGCTTCACCGTTTCGCCGTTCCAGCCTTTGCGCTGCAGCCGGCGCTCATCGATGTGACCGACGCCAACCCTGGCCGGGTTGTAGTCGCGCTCGGCGTTGCTAAAGCCGCGACCGGCTCGCTGCATGCGGCGGTCATCGATCTGACCAGCGCCGACTGCGCCGGACCAGTTGCCACCGTCATCGGTTGTCAGCGGTACGGGATTGTCCGATGTGGTCCCGTAATTGAAATGCTTCTCGGCAGCTCGTCGGCTGATCGAGCCGCCCGCGAACTGCCTGCGCACAGAGCCGCGCATGGGTGCCTCCATGAATGTGTTCGAAGCACGCAGACGCAACGGACATTATACGGACACAAGATCATCGATTTGCGGAAGTGTCAACGATCGTAGCTACTTATTGCTACTGCATCTCTGATTATTAATCACTATAAATAGCAATCATCCGAGTGGTGACCGCCTGGTGACCGGCCGGTGACCACCCGGTGACCGCCGAGCTGCGGCCCTACGTTTTTCGGTGATGGTGCAGGCGCGGAGCTCAGCTGCCAGGCGGGGAGCTGAGCTGTGAGCTGAGAACTCAGCTCCCCACCTCCTCTCGCTGTAGGTGCAGCGGCCGCTAGTCTCAGCTAGTGCTGAACTACCTAGCCAGTAGCTTCATGTTTCAGCCGTTCTAAGGCTTCTTTGTAGGCTTCCTCATAAGCTACCTTGTACTCCTCATAGTAGACCTCATCGTAAGCCTCCTTGTAAGCCTCATCCGCCGCTTCCTGAGCGGCTTCCTGAGCGGCTTCCTTTGCCACCTCCTCCGCTGCCTCTTTAGCTTCTTCCTGAGCAGCTTCCTGCAGTTCGTCGTCGTCTTCGACAGCATTCATGGCAAAGCCTCTTCGTTAGGATGCACGGGGACCGCCGTGCGCGGGTTACGTTAGGTCCGGTTCGGGTTCGGTTCGGGGTTCGGTTTGGTCAGAGGTTCGGGGTTCGGTTCGGTTCGGGGGTCTATAAGACCCCGAACCAAACGAACCACCTCCCGACCCCTATGCTGAACCATCGTGCCGGACCCTGAAGCCATTGGACGTTTCCCAGACAAGCTGCCTGGCAACGAGCGCTGATCGACAGTCGTGCAGGTCAGCCTTTCGGCGCGTGCCGATCCCGGCATCGCGTCCTTTGTCGTTCCATGCCTCTTTGGACAGGAAGCCGCCTGCGTCATGCAGGATGGCGAACATGGTCTGCTGGTTCTTGGTGAGCTTCGGGCCAGCTGACGTGGGCTTGCTCGCCTCGGTGGGCACCACAACGCAGCTGGTGATCGGCTCCTCGTCCTGATCGAGGGCAACGTCGTGGGTTTCGAGGCGACTGGCGATGATGTCGCCATGCGGTCCATCTTTCATGAACTCTACGGTGACGATGATGTTGCCTCTGGGGTCGCGGAAGACAGCGAGTTGAGCATCGCAAGCGCCAGTGAGGGAGGTGTGGCCGCGTGGGCGTTGTTCGTTGATGCCGCAGTGATGCACGACGACGACGGCACAGCTGAACTGTTCACGGATGGTATCGGCCGCCTTGATGTAGGCGGACATATCCTGGTCGGAGCTTTCCGAGCCGCGCAGGCTGCGGTTGAGCGTGTCGAGCACAATCATGACAGGAGCCGTATCGCCCAGCGCGGCCTTGATCGCGTCGATCAGGGCTTGGTGATCGCGCACGAGGTCGAGCGTGACCGGCTGCAGAAAGAATGGAATGTTCTGGTCGTGATCTTGTGGGAGGAAGCGCTGCCGGAAGGCCTCGACGCGCGCTTCCATGCCGGTCTATCCCTCGAAGCAGCAGTAGACGACAGGCCCGCCATGCACGCGAACGCCTTATTCCTTGCGTCTGAGTGCGATGTGCATGGCGACATCGAACGCCCAGAATGACTTCCCGCACTTCGGCGGTCCCCGGATCACAGTCAGACCGACACGCGGGATGAGGTCCCTGACTAGATAGGGGCGCTCAGTGCCAACCTTGATGTCGGCAAACGGGATGAGCTTGATCGGCGGCGATGCTGCCGCCGCCACGCCGAGACCGAGCAAGTGATCCACGGTTCGCCGCGCGTTGATGTTTACAGGCCGCGCAATGCGCTCAGAGCCGTCCGTCGGGCTTCTTTCCATGTGATGCCGGTGCGAGTTGCCGCCTCGACAACGAGGTCGAGCGCGGTGTGGGGGTCAATGAGGTTGAGGGCGACGAGCTCAGCCAGGCGGCACGCCCCCCAATATGTGAGGGCGTTGCGTTCGCCTGCGCGGGCGGTCGCGATGGTGCGAACGATGCCCACGATCTTGGCGTATGTCTGTTCGGAGGAGGAAATGTGGAACGGACGGTGACGCGAGGGGAACGGCACGGTGACGGGCGGCTGATGTAGGGCCGCAATTACCCATTCCGGCACCCGCTGCAGCTTCTTGGCGTGCAGCACCTCCAGGCCAGTCGCGGGCCACCAGATGATATAGCCGCCAATGCCTCGGGTATCGATGTGTGGCCCGAGCTTGCTGACGGAGCAGCCCACTCGCGAACTCGGCTTGAACAACAAATGCCAGCCACCCGAGCGCGTGGCGTGGGTGCGCGTGATCCGCAGTCGCGACTGATGCTCGTCGTACCACTGCTTGGCGTCCTGGTGCTTTAAGTCGATATCGATAACCACAAGCTTGCCGCCGGTGGGCACACCGATGAGGGCGTCAGGCCAGCGTGTCCACGAGCTCTGGATGAGCTGCAGATCGGTGGTGGCGTCGTGGAAGCCGTGTTTGGTCAGCGGCGCCTTATCCTCCCGGCACGGGAAGACCGGCACATGCCTGGCGAGATCCAGTGCGTGCTCGAGGCGCGTCATCGCCGCCACCCGCCTGGCGCAACACGCCATTGCTGATCGAGCCAGCGCTTATCCTCGATCGCTGCCAGGCGGTCGCCGTATAGCCAGGCGTGCCCCCGATGCGTGATGACGAGCCCGCCGCCCTCGGGTTCGGGGACGATGCGGACGACAGGCGCCTGGATGACGATGCCGCGCGGGCGCGGATCGAAATTGTGGAAGATCAATCAGCATGCCTCCTCGGTGATCGAGAGGCACCGCATGCCAAACCGGCGCAGTAGGACTTTCAGGAGTGCACGCAGCCGCCGGGTATCATCGGCGCCGCTCTGCAGCCGCAGCAAATAGACCCGGCTGTCGCGCCGGTTGGGGGAGAGTGCTTGTCGCCGGGTAGCACCTGAAGTAATGTTGGAATTGTCGCTCTCCTGGTGACGAACTTTGTGGGGGCTCGTTGCGGCTAGCACCGCGGCAGCCCCCCGATCGTTCACGGGGACCTCCCCACGTCGGTAAGGGAATTGCGCGCGAGCGATTTACGTGAAGTGCGACTGCGGTACGGCTGCAACCCCCCGGCGCGGAGCCATTCCTTCGCGTCCTCGCGGTGATACAGGCGCTGCTTGCTCTTCCGAATGTATCGCGGCCCCCTGCGCAATCGAGCCCAGCGATCTAGTGTTGATGGTTTCACGCCGAGCTGCGCCGCCAGCTCTTCCCGAGTGAGGTAACCATTGAGGATATCCATGTATTCTTCTCCACTGCGATGAGTGTGAGAAGATTATTTAGGATGTGTCGGGGATTACGCATAGCGACACCCCTCCCCGTGCGTTCCGGTTTGCTATAGCAAAGCAGAACACACTCCAAATTTTTTTTTGTGGATGCGCTCGGCGCTTATGATCGCCGCCGCAGCGGCACGACACTGCCCGATTTTTTGCCGCTGACGACAGCGCCGACCGTGTTGGTCGCGCGTGCAAGAACGTCGTCAACTAGATGCGCGTACTTTTGCGTCGTGCTCGGCTGCGTGTGACCCAACAACGCGCCGATGACCGGCAGCGACCAGCCTGCATTGATGGCAAAGCTGGCGTAGCTGTGCCGCAGATCGTGAACCCGCAGGTTGGCGATGCGGGCGGCCTTGCAGACTTCCCGCCAGGACTTCTTCAGCGTCGTCAGATGGCCGCTCTCGCCGCCGGATGGAAACACGAACTGCTCGGCTTCGTCCTGCCTGGCGCGTATGCGTTGCAGGAGCTCCTGCGCCTGCGGCGACAGCGGGGTGGTATGCGGTCGCTTCTGCTTCGTGTGGGCCGATGCCTTCGCCCATTTCCCCGCAACAAGATCGAACTGGTTCCATTGCGCTGAGAACGCCTCGCCGCTTCGCGCGCCGGTCAGCAACAAAAACTTGAAGGCATCGGCGGCCTGCTGGTTCGGGTGCTCGTCCAGCGCCGCCGTCAGCCGCGCGAGCTCGTCCGCCGTGAGATACCGCTCGCGATTGCTCTCGGGATTGCGCTCCACGCCTTTGCACGGGTTGTCGGCGCGCATCTTCCAGCGGATGGCCAACGCAAACATCTTGGAGGCCACCGCGACGGTTCTGTTGCCACTGTAGGCCCCCCTGTCCTTGCTGATGCGCCGGTGCAGGCGGTCGATATCGGCATACTCGATGCTGCTCACCTTGCGACTGCCGAGCTCCTCCTCGATCACCGCAACGATGGACCTGTAGTTGATCTGCGTGCTTGGCCGCTTCTTGGTGACATGCTCTTCGAGGAACCGCTGGCAGAGGTCGGAAACTGTTTCGGCGTTGCGCCGCTCACGGTCTTCCGCGACGGGGTCGCCCCCTTGGTCGATCGCACGCTTCAACTTCTTGGCTTCGTCGCGGGCGGCGGCCAATGACCAGCGGGAGTATGGGCCGATGGTTTTTCGGCGCTCGACGCCGTCCTTGTTGTAGAAGTTCAGCACGAATGATCGTGCGCCCGCTGCCGTGATGCGAACGCCAAACCCCGGCGTGTAGTCGTTGCCTCGCCGGTTCGGCGCGTCGTAGTGGATGCGGTTGCCTTTCGGCGGCACCGGAAGGTTGCGCACCAGGGTATCGTCCAGCCTCTTCTGAGCCATGATCAGATGGTCCCCCGCCTTTTCGTGTCCGTACAGTGTCCGTAGCGGACTGTCATCGATGTATCAGAGGAGTGTATAGGAAATCACAGGAAAGTACAGAAGAAAGGCCGATGACAACGGCACTTCCTGCGGTTGCTGTGGGAAAAGTGTCCGCAATCGAGGACTTGGCAAAAGTGCCCTGAATAAACTTTTAATCACGGGGTCCTGGGTTCGAGTCCCAGCGGGCTCACCATCCGGCTTTTGGGCCGTTGTTTTTCAACAACAATTTCCCGAAATTGGCTAACCTGACACCAAGGTTAGCCACTCGATGTTCGCTTTTTGGCTTTCTTCATTGCTGCGCGAGCCATGCGAGCCTGGTCAGCGGCGGCAATATAGCGTTGCACTTCACGCAAGCTCGCATGCCCGCTAATCGACATGATTTCGGGCGCAGTGCAGCCGGCCTCTGCCAACCGCCGGCATGCTGCTTTGCGCAAACCATGTGCGCTCAATCCGTTCGGTAATTTTGCTTCTTTGCAGCAATCGCGAAACCAATTTGTAAAACCAGGAGCAGTGAACGGCTTGCGGTCCCTCGTCGTGAGAAAGGTCATGTTCTGGGTAGACGTGGCATCCAAGATTGCCCGCAACTCGGAATGGATTGGGATAATCAGCTTTGCTCCGGTTTTCTGTTGAATGACTTTCAATGCGCCATCTTCGATATGCTGGCGGCCCATGCGGACCACATCGCCGCGACGTTGAGCGGTATAGAGCAGGAGCGCCAATGCTAGTCGCGCTCGGCTACCAACCTCGTGGACGCGCTCGAAAGCCGCAATGTTTTCCTCGCTCCAAGTCGCAAAGCCGTCCGTTCTGATTTTCGGGCTTTTCACATCGCGAGCGGGATTGTCCTCCCGCATCCCTTCCTCCATGGCGAATTGCAACATAGCGCGAATGGTATTGAGCCAATTACGCGCCGCTGCCGGCTTGCTGATTTTGCTGCCCAGCATCCGCACGATGTGCTCCCGTTGGAGAAGCACAAAACGCTTTTCGCCATGCTCGGCTCGAAACCGTTCAAGAATGTTGCGGCGAGTGCGCTGTGTCTCGGCCGCAAGTGACCGGAAGGCAATGCTGTTGAAATAAGCCACCGTGAGCGCGGCAATCGTCCCCGGCTTGGTTCGCCTCGCGCCAATCTCAATGCGTTGCTGTCCAGCAAGGGCCGTTTCATAGACCGCCATGAACTCTGGCGACCAGGGCAGTCCCGGCAACGGTATTTTCTTGAAGCCGGCCCTGCGGAAATAGAAGCGCGCGCTGCCGTGCCGGTCGATATAGCCGTGAACGTATTTCGGCGGCCGCCTCATGAGACGCTGTCCCATTCGTTGCACTCCCTGTCCTGCCCGTTCGGTTCGGCCCTCAGCGTGATTATGCGGATCGTCCCCGTCTTGTCGATTTCAACTCGCGCGATATCCACTCCCGCAGCAGCCACGGCATTGACCGCCCTGGTCACGTCATTTTGCCGGAATGTGAAGGGTGCGCGGGACATGGGATTGATCCAGTGCATGTCGTTAGTCGGTTGCATGGGAGTGCGGGTTAACCATCCGCACAGGGACGATGAAGGTCGAAATTCGTTAGGTGTTGGACCGTAGGCTGCTCAGGCTAACCGCCGCTGTACGGGCTTCCTACGGGCTGTTCGATGGGTTCTTTTTGCCAGTCGAGCCTCCGCCGGTCTCTTGCGGGCGGTCCACGTTCGGCGATTGCCGCAGCCGCATTGTTTCGCCGCCGCAAGCTCGTCGCGCAGCAGTTCTACAAAGGCCTGGTGGGCCTCATCTGCGTCGGCCAGGGCTAATGCTTGAAGAAGCGCGATTGCGGCACGCTCGGCCTGGTCGGCGACGCTCATGACGAACGCTCCGCAGCCACAACTATTGCGTTCGCCGCATCTTGCGGTGTGGGGAAAAAGCCGAGGCTAAAGTCGCCGTAATCGAATGCCTCAAAGCCGACTTTGCCACGTGGCATTATGAATCCGAGGCAACGCCCGCCGTCATAGACCGACTGCATGGCCGTTGCGTAGCTGCGCGCGCCGCTCATCCAAAGCCTCCTTTGCGCTGCTCAAATGCAAAAAGCCCGCACAGCGGGATGCCGGCGGGCAGTTTCTTAGTTTTTTAGGTACGCGGTGCTCGGGAAATGAGGCTTGCTACGCAATCCAGCCCTGGTGCTTGCTGTAATTAATCTTGCGCCGGAAGCTGTCGTAGTCGCGACGTGTCCTGGCAAAACGCAGCATCATCAGCGCGTACCGAACGGCACACAATAGGTCGTCATGCTCTTTGACGATCTTGCCGTCGCGCCTGTGATAAAGCCTAAACTCGCTGAAAAAGTCTGCCAGATGGTCAAATACCTTGAACTTGCCGGACTCCATTCTCGTCAGCATGTCCTGAACGCCGGCCTCGACACTCACAGATCCGTCCGCGAACTGCGAATGTTCGTGCAGCATGTCGAGGCCTTGGGCTCGGTACTGTTCGGCTAGGGCGATGCCAGCGCCTTCTAGCGTCTCGCGTCGGCCGTCCCGAGGCCACGCCCAGAGCAAATCCTTTCCCCACGGTCGTAACGCCGCGCAATGGCCGATGACGCCGGTTTCCTTCACGCGGTAGGTTCTGGAGACGTAGACGGTGTCGGTGTCTCGATCCCAATAGACTTCTGCTGCCGCGAACGGATGATCCCAGCCAAAATCGCACCCGCCGATCCTTGGCCAATGCGGCGGCATGGGGCGTTGCTTGATGGTGATGGCTTCTTCCACAATGGGGAATATCCGGCCAGAACCGAGGCTCGGTATTCCCTTCACCCGCGCTTCTTGCTCGTGCTTGGGGTAGGCCTTGATGATTTCCTGCCGTTCTTCCTCGCTGAAATGCAAGGCATCATCAATCGTTGCTGTAATGACTGCTCGGCTCATGATTCTGGCTGCAGGAAGCGCCGCACGACCTCGGTCATGCCGGCAATTGGTGTGAATGTCAGGTAGACGATGCCGCCCGTTTCGTTGGTTCGCGTTAGGGCTTCAAAGTACAGATCCGGGCTGCATTCCTCATCAAGCCAAATCACTTCCAGGCCGGCGCCCTGCCATTTCTCGCGCCCTTGCTCGTAGGATTTGAATTGCAGCCATGAATGTGACCCGCCGATGTGCTTGACGTTAAACGGTGTCGATCAGGCCGGAGATGCCTTGTGCCTTCACAGCATTTTCAATGTCCGCCTTGGGAATCATGCCGGTGCCGCGATCCCACTCGCGCAGCGGTGGTCCGAGTAGCTTTTCCTGCACAACATCGCGCGTACTCTGATTGGTAACGCCGGCGGCCCACGCGCGTATTGGCTTGAGGAAGCGCTTGCCTTCCCACAATTCGGGATATTTGCCCGTCAGATGAATTGCCATCTCGGCTGCACCGCACATTGTTTTGCCGACTCGGTTGCCGGCCATGAACAGGCGCTCGCGATGCTCCGCACCAGCGGCATGAAAATCCGCCTGCTTTGGATACGGCTTGTAGTGATGCAGTCGATTTTCCATGAAGCGGCGGCCCTGTTCGTGCAGTAGCCACTGCTGCAATGTTGTCAGCGTGGCTTCCGGGAATAATTCCATTAGTGTTTCGTTTCATCTGGCTTCTGAATCTGCTCGACCAGCACGGTAGCCGCCCGAGCCTTGAGGCGCCGAATGACAGCTAGGTTCTCGGCCAATTCCTCATCGGACATGTCGCCGAGTGCGGATTCTTGAACAAACAGTTCGCGCGGCACAAGGCTGGCGACAAGCTTGCAATATTCGGCCGGCCGCTCGACTCGCATTATTCTCACTGCCGCCGGTCCAAATTGCTCAAAGTCGGCCACCAATGTATTTAACAACATCGTTGTCAGCTTGTTGCGGGTGCCTGTTGGCTTGCCGCCCTTGATGCTGTGTCCCGGCAGAAACTTGCCCTTATCATCACGCTCGTCCATGTGTGCCTCGTAATCCTGTTTTGTTGGCGCCCAATCTGCCTTCCACCTGTTGAATTTTTCCAGCGACCCTTGGGTTTTCTCTGTTGCTTGCCGCGCCCTACGGTCGTCGGCTGCTTTCGCCATAGCGACGGCGCGGCGTGCATCGCTGATCCGCAAGAGGGCCCAAGTGCTCGGTGACGTGGAAACGCCGAGCCGGGGCAGCCGCGGCCGCAGCGGAGCGCACGTTCAT